CCGTGCCGGTGACCGACTTGTACGTGATCGAGAACTTCGCCGGGTCGCGCTTCGGCTTGATCGGCCCGAGCACCATGACGGCCTCGGACCCGTCGGCCACGTCGAGCGTGGTCATGTCCATCCGCTCGCGCTCGGGCGCGGACTTGTCTAAGGCGATGTCGGTGCAGAGGTACGTCTCGCCCTTGAACGCGAACGTGGTGCCCTGGGCGGAGACAAAGCTCGGGATTGGCATGGTGACCTCCGGTGTGCCGTGGCATTTTCGCCACGGTAGGTTTTCACGGTTTTCAGCCGGGGACGTAGGTGATCTGGACCTTCATCTGGACCGTGTACGTGGGCAGTGAGTGACCGTCCAGCCACGCCGGGGCACCGTCGGAAGCGTCCTCGACCCAGCACTGGAGGAGGCCGTCCTCCGTGGCCCGGCCGTCGATGGCGGACACGATGGCATCCGCGAGATCCCACACCTCGACGTACCCGTCGGCGTAGACCTCGAGCGAGAACTCCGCGACCGATGGCAGCGACCCGCCGGCAGCAGGCTCGCCCAGCGGGTCGGACAGCACCGGATCTCTGCCTGTCCCCGTCCGCTCGAAGATCACGTAGGGCGTCTCGACGCCCTCGGGCGTTCCGATCGGGTAGGTCTTCTCGGATCCGAGCGCCGCGTTCACGGCGCCACTCAGCCAGACGTGAGGCTTCATCACTTCCTCCCGGGTCCGAATCCACTACGCCCCACGCCGGGGTTTTTGCCGGACGCCAACTCCGCCGCGGCCTTCTCCAGGGCGTTCGCCATCTCGGCCGCGAGCAGGCCGGCCACCTTCGGCTCCATCTCCTTCATGGCCTCCTCAACGAACGTCCGGGGATCGATCCCGGACTTCGTGCCGAACGTCAGCCAGATTGCTTTGCGGCTGTTCCACGGCACCTTGTAGCCAAGGGCACCGACGACGTACCCGCCGGAGCTCTTCCCGACGTACTTCGACTTGGCGATCACGCTTCGGCGCATGTCGCCAGCGGCGTTCCGCAGTTTGCCGGAGCCCTTCTGGAATCGTCCGCGGCCGTCCCGCTCCACCGCCGACTTCACGAGCACCTTCCCGGATCGCTTCGGCGTCTTCGCCCTCAGGATCGGGACGCCGTCCTTCAGCGCCCGTTTCATCGCCGCTTGAAGATGCTTCTTCGCGACGTAGCGCGGCAGGGCGTAGAACCGGTCCATCAGCGCATCGACGCCGACGTCGAGGTCGTCGACCCGCACACTGAACAGGTTCGACGACGCGCCGACGCGAACCATGTCAGGTCACCTGCTCCTCGACCGTCAGCTCGAGGTCGTTATTCGGCAGCTTCGGCACCACCGACGAGATGTAGAGCAGGCGGTTACCGTTGCTCGACCAGCGGAGCCGCATGGCCCCCGTAACGCCGGCCAGCCACCGCGTCCGAACCGTGGCCGACACGCCGCCCCCCATCTGGCCGCGGCGGGCCTGTTCGGAGTAGGACGTGGCCTCGTAGTCGCCGAAGATCGTGGCGACCGTCTGCCACGTCTCGATCGCACCGCCCGCGGCGTCGCGGGTGATGACCGACCTCTCGACGACGAACGTCTCGCGGTACGCACGGGGCATCACCACCCCCCGTTCCAGCTCGACGCCGCGAGCAGGGCCTCGACGGCCTGTGGCAGTTCGGCGTTCCCGTCCTCGGCGATGACGCCGCGGTAGTCGAACCAGTGCCGGACGAACGCGAGGATCGCCGAGCGGATCATCGGGCAAATCCGCTGGCCCTCGGCGACGCCGGCCCAGTAGGTGATGACCACCGGAGCCCCGTGGTCGGCCGTCAGCGTGAGCGTGGCCGGCGTGGCGTCGGCGTCGATCTCGTAGCCGGCCTCCGTCACCTCGAGGCCGCCGGCCGTCACCGTGATCGGGTGCAGCTCGTCCACGAGCAGCGGAGGGAACGGCAGCGTCAGCACGCGAGTCGGCGGAGACCGGAAGGCGACGCGTCGCTTCGTGGCCACGAGCGTGGTCGAGAGCCGCTGCTCGACGAATCGGCGAGCGGCGGCCAGCTTGTCCAGTAGGAACGCGTCGTAGTCGGTCTGGTCGTCCGACAGGCCGCAGTTGAGCTTGGCCTCAGAGAGCGACACCGGCTCGACCATGGGCCATTCGATGACCCTGACCGTGTCGGGCAGGCAGCGGCACTCGGCCATGGTTCACCCCAGAGGCCCACCCGCCGCCAAACCCGGGGACTGCATCCTTGCGGTCCCCGGGCCGGCGGAGAGGAGAAGACGAGGATCACGGGGTCTTGGCGAGACGAGCAACGAACGAGGGACCGTTGTTGACGAGGCCCATCCGGGTCGACGCCACGAACAGCGTCTGCCGGTTCCGCACGAGGAGTTCCTTCGCTACGGTGATGTTCACGCCCTCCTGACCGAGCCCGATGGCGGTCGACTTCGAGAAGTCGCCGTACAGGGCGTAGGTCGTCGAGGGCATGCCCTTCGCGATGTAGACCGGGGCGCCGAAGATCGTCGGCACCACGCGGCCGCCACCGACCGTCATGGTCGTCTGCTGGGCCGACCACAGCTTCATCAGGTCGACGTACCCACGCTTCGAGGCGACCCACGTCCCGGTCCCCATGATCGTCTCGTCAACCAGGCCGACGACGTCGGCGAGGTTGGCGAGGGTCGTGAGGGCCGCGCCGGTCGCGACCGTGATCGTCTGGCCGCCCGACACCGCGGCCGGCAGGCCGGTGATCGTCGGGTTCGAGCCGTTGCCGGACAGCCACACCGTGTCGTACCAGACGGCCATGCCGTACGAGATGCGGTCGGCCACGAGGCCGGCCACGTCGATCGGGCTGTCGTTCAGGAGGGCGTTCGACACCGCGACCGATCCGCCCGCCTCGTAGAGGGTCAGGTCGGACGACGCGGTCGCGAGGTCCTGATCCGTGAAGGCGGTGCCTTCCGCGGCGAACCCGACGGTGAAGTTGCCGGAGGTCGGCAGCTTGATCGTCATCGAGTTCGGCCGGTAGATCGACGCGACCTGCAGCGCGACGCTGCGGTACTGCAGGAGGTTCACGATCGCGGCGTTCAGTTCTGCTACCACGTAGGAGTCGCCGAAACCGCTGGCCGTCTCGCCCATGGCCCGGGTGCTGACGCCGGCCATCCGGCAGAGGTAGGCACCGACGGCCGCGGCGGCCTTCTTCGACCGGAAGGCCTTGACGCCGGACGCGAGGTCCGGGACGTACTCGTCGGCCGTCTCGCTGGCGTCGGCCGGCAGTTCGCGCTGCTCGCCCTTCGTGCTCGACGTGTGCACGGCCCGGATGGCGGCCACCCGGGCGTCGAGATCGTGCTCGGCCTTCGCCGCGGCGGCGACCTCTTCGGATCGCTTCGCGGCGGCCTCGAGTCGGCTGGCGATGTTCGCCGCGTCGGCCTCGTCCTTCGGCTCGATCGCACGCAGATCGGCGATCGTCTTTTCGAGAGTCACGGCCTCATCCTGCAGGCGGGCGAGCTTGGGCGACGGCATGATCGATTCCTTCCGGGTTGTGTGGTGCTCATCCTTTGAGCACGTGTGATTATCGAGACGTAACAGACTCACCGTTTTCCGGTGGGAGGATTTTTGGGGCACGCTCCGGTCGGGCAGTCAGCGGCCGCGCCCTTCTCTCGCTCGGCCACGCACCGCCGGCACCGGCACTCGCACTTCTGCGTGATGCGACCGTCGGGCTTCCAGAGGCCCTTGACGCACGTTTCACCACAGTCACACGACTTCGGCGTCGGGGTTGGAGCCGGCCGCGAGTCCTTGAGCATGGATGCGTGCGCCACGCTCACAGCGGCCGCGGCCCGCGCGTGCTCGAGATTCACGACAGCGGGGTCGGCAGAGAACCACACCAACCACGAAATGATCCAGCGCCAGAGCAGCATGATCAGAGCCCTCGCACGTGGTTCACGATCGGGAACCCGTCGTCGCCGAGCTCGGCCGGCGAGGACCGCACGACACGCTCGCGTTCCTCGATCGCTTCAGGCGATTGCTCGGGCGGTGCCGGCTCGAAGAACGCCGCGGCCCACAGGAGGTTCTTGGCGGCGCTGATGACCCACCGCAGCACGGGCCGAGACGGGGCCGGCGTCGGGGAGACGTCGGCACCACCGGCCCAGTAGGCGAGGAGAACGACGGCGACGATGCACGCGAGCGAACGACGAGACATGGCGATCACCTCAGAGGGCTAGGGACTGGATCTGAACCGGCGTCGTGCCCTGCGGCGAACCGCGCCGCGTCGGTGCCGGCTCGGGCGGCGCGGGTCCGATGAAGGCACCGTTGTCGAGATCGCGCCAGCCGAAACCGGTGACGGAGCCCACCGCGAACGAGTCCTCGCCAGAGAGCATCCGCTCCACGGTCGCACGCTTCACCCAGAACGAGCCGTCGGGCATGTCGGCCGGCCACTTCGGCCCACCGATCCACGATGGCCCCCAGCTGTTCAGGCAGAGGAGGCCGTCATCGGGACTGCCGTTCTTCTTGTAGCGCACGCCGACGAAGCACATGCAGTGAGCCCACGAGCCCTGGGCGGCCGCGAAGCCGGCGTCGTTCCGCTGGGACGCGAAGCCCTGCCCGGAACAGACGGGGATCGGGAATCCCGACTCGATCGCGGCGGCCGCCTCGGTGAACGTCTTCACGATGGCGACGTGGGTGGCCGGGTGCTTCTTCGCTTCGGCGTCGAGCTTGCCGCCGTCGCCCTTGCCACCGCATCCGTACGCGCCCCATTCCTTCGCCCGGTCGGCGGAGTAGGTCGTGAGGTCGAGCGACCCGTAGCGGTCGCGGTAGATCACGCCCCACTGACGAACCCACCGAGCAGCTGCGGCACCATACGACCCGTCGCTGTACCCGCCGACGGGACTGCGGCCGTCGCCCGACTTCCCGCGGGCCTCGACTCGCGAGCCGCCGTAGATCGCTTCGGTGCTCGGGAACGGTGGCGGGTTGGCGAGTCGGCCGGTCTCCCAATCGACACACTGGGCGACGTAGATACCGTGCGCCCAGCCCCAACTGACGCAGTCGCCGATGCCCTGCCGGCCGACCACGAACGGCTTGCCGTACAACGCTTGGTGCGCCTTGTACGCGGCGCGGTACAGGAACGTGTCAGCCCCCTTCGCCTCGCGGAGAGCCGCGGGGCCGGCCTCGGCGAACGTCGGCTTGTCCAGTTCGCGGAGGAACCGCCGGACGCCGTCCGGGTTCGGCGTCCATCCTTGAGGCTGGCCGTCGTCACCCATCACCGGGATCGGTCGCGGCGCGCGTGGCACGTACTGCTCGCCGATGATGATGCCGAGCGAGACGGCGATCACCGCGACGATCGAGAACCAGTAAACCGCAGCCTGGATCCGGTCCTTCACTTGACGTACCTCCCGGCCTCACGGGCCACCGTGCGGAAGGCCGCGATCCACTTCGCCTTCTCCTCGGGCGTCAGCGGCCCGCCGGACGTGCCGGCCGCGGAGTCGAGGTATCGCTTGATCTCCGCCCGCACTCGCGGGTGGCGGTCGCCGATCGAGTCGCCCTTCAGCCGCATGTCGAAGGCCCGCGTCCGCAGCTCGTCGAACGCGATGCCGGTCGTGATGTCGGGCTCGGCCTGGTCGGCGTCCCACTCGACGTCCGAGGCGATCTCGTCGAACAGGGCCTCGACCCTCGCGGTATCGGCGGCCGCCTCGGGGTGCGCCGCCCACAGGCCGGCCAGGCTGATCGGGCTGTCGGGCGGAGTCGGGGCCGGCGTCGGCGTTCGCGACCCACGGCCGCCGAGCAGGAGCAGCAGGGCCAGGGCGACCATCCCGGCGGCGATGACGTGCCGGAACTGAACGGCCGGGTACTTCTCGCGGAAGGCCGCGAGCCACGCTTTGGCCTTGGCCGCGTCCACGAACTGCGAGGCGGCGGCGAAGAGAAGAGCGATTCCCAACAGCGTCTCGATCATCGTCCGGTTCCTCCTGTGGCGATCCGCATCCGGGCCGCCGCGGCTGCTGCCGCGGCACGGGCACCCGCGAGCGTGGAGACGGCAACCGGCGTCTTCCGCTGCTCGGCGATGCCCTCTGGGTAGTCGTCGATCCAGATGTCGACCTCGAGGCCGGCGGCCGCCGCGGCCGACCGCTTCTTCTGGCCGGCACCGCAGAGCAGGATCTGGGGGACGTCCAGACCGTCGAACGCGAACCGCAGTTCATCGCGGTTCTGTTCGGTGTCTTCGCGGCGAGAGATGCACACCACGCGGTTCCCGCGGGCGGTGGCATCAGCCACGAACGAACGCCACAGGCCGGTGGCCGCGGCGAACGTCCGATCGTAGTCGATGGAGATGACGAGCCCGCGGTCGCCGGCCCGGTTCTCCACTACGCGGCGGTTCGCCTTCCACGCCTCGATCGACCTGAGGCCGATCGACGACTGGGGGTATGCCGGATAGGTGACGGCCGAGATGTCGAACAGGCCGGACGCCCGGAACACCGTGCGGATCACGTTCCCCTTCGCGTCCTCGGTCCACGTCTCGCCGTCGGGGGCCGCCGTGAACGCGAACGACGCGCCGGTGACTGTGCGGTCCTCGACGAGCTTGACGAGGTCCCGGCCGTGCGTCGTGTCGACCGGGGTGTGCCGGTAGCCGAGGCCCTTGAGGTCCTTCCTGATCTCCAGACGGCCGTTTGTCGTTCGCCCGGAGATCAGGTGCGACTGATGGTCGAACAGGAACGGGACGTCGATCTTGCCGCGATGGTCGTTCGGCGCTCGGTCGACCAGGCCGTCGAACGCGGTCGGCGCGAACTTCTCGCGGAAGCCGCCGAGGTCCACCGAGAGCGAGTCCCACGGTGGCGAGATGCCGACGAGCACGGGCGGTTCGCCGTCTCGCTTTTCGACCGTGATCGCGTCTGGGTAGTCGTTCAGCAGCAGATACCGCCGCTCGTGGTCATTGGCCATTGGTTGACCCTCCAGTCGTGATGGCCGGCGTCGCGTTCGTCCCGAGCGGGGCGAATCCCTGCTGCACGTACGTGAGATCCGCGGCCGGATCGTCGAGGAGGTCCATGTCCTCGAGGTCGCGGATCTCGTTCGGCTTCAGCGCCCCCATGTTCCAAAGGGCCTGGTACAGGGCGGCGCGGCTCGCGTCGTCTCCACGCAGGAGGCCGCGCATGTCGAACTTCGCGTAGACGTCCTCCCCGTAGACGTCCTGCAGAGCCATGTTCAGCGGCTCGGCCATCCGGTGCGACCACGGCAGCAGGCACCACACCTGAGCGGACAAATGCTCCTGCTCGGCGTTCGAGTACTTCGCCATCTTGTGGTCGCCGAGAAGCGTGCTCGGGACGCCCCAGTGGCGACACACCTCGGGCAGCATCGACTCGCGGAGTTCTTGGTACTGGCTGGCCTCCATCGAGTTAGATTCGATGGTCTTGATCCGCGTCTTCCGCGGGAGCAGGGCGGCCCGGCCGCGGTTCTCGGCACCGCCGTACGCGGCCGCGAGATCCGCGAGCAGCTGCTGGGCGGCGGCGTCCGGGATCTTCTCGTCTGTCTCCAGTACCATGTCGGGCCGCGCAGAGTTCCGCCAGAACTCCACGGCCGCGACGTCGAGTTGACGCGCCAGCCGGATCGACGACGCCATGATCCGGCCCGGCTTGATGCCGATCACCCCGTCGTTCGAGACCCAATTCCAGTGCAGGACCTCGCTCTGCTCGAGCGTCTCGGTCTTCCCTGTGAACGGGTCTTGGTAGACATAGGACCGCGTGAATCCGGGCAGGACCTTCACGACCACGCGGGCCGGGTGCATGGGCTCCAGCGTGGTCATCCACCCGCGGCTGCCCGACCTGATCCGCGAGAAGCCGACGCCGTGTAGGGCGGTCCAGTAGGCCATTAGGCCGTAGAAGGCAAAGCCCGTCATCGACGGGTTCGGTCGCTTCCGCAGCGTGTAGGAGCAGGGGAGCGAGACGTGGGACTTCCTGCCGTCGGCCCCCTCCTGCATCGTGTGAACCGGGCAGACGCCGATGGCCTGCGAGAGGAACCGGCAGACCGCGAAGATGTTTGTGACGGTCGCGGCCGTCTCGGGGTTCACCGCCTGCGAGAGCGACGCCCACACGTGGTTCGGGTCGGTCAGGGCGGCGCGGACCGCCGTCAGCCGATACGACTCGCCGCGGGACTTCTTC